GATGCCACCTTCGTCGCCGACCAGATTGACCTGACAGAACACGGGTGGATGTCGGCTCTAGCGGGGTGAGTCTGCTTTCCTTCAAACTATCCCGAAAGTCGCCATTCCGCTTTCCACCCACAATTGGCCGTTCAGCGCTCGATGTAGGAACGGCCCTTCATAGCCCGGCCTAGCCGGAGGCGAGCTGCTCGAAAAGTAGATCGAGAATTCGCGTGCGATCTGCCTCCGTCACCCCGAGGATCGAGCGCTTGGCGTAGCGGACGGGCTTCGACTTCAGCGAGGGCCGATCCATGCCACCTTCCTGGTGGATGGTTGCAACGCGTGACGCTTGCCCCGCGAACCCGATCCAAGCCTCTGTGTCGGTCGAGCCCGCCTTCAGGATGTTAGGGCCGCGTAGCTTCCGGAACATCGCCTTGCGGCGGATGTGGCCGTTGCGACGGAGCTTGCCGGCTCCCTTGTTCTGCTCCTCGGCAGAGACTGGCAGCCAGCTGTCGACCTTGTCCCAGAAGAAGCTGCGCATGCCGCCCGCCTCGATGTCGAAGCCGGTCAGCAGCGGGCCGTCGTGTACCCAGCTTTTCATGGTGACCAGGCGCGGTTCGCTCGAGCCCTTGGGGTAGAGGAACTTGACCGCGTGGTTGCCCCGGCGGGGCTCCTGCCGCTCTTTGCGGTCTGCAAACGCGCTGCCATCGGGGTTTTTCTGGCGCGCGATGCGATCTCGCTGAGACTTCTGCAGCGCGCGCGATACCCGCCGAAGTGCGCGACGGCGCTCCGCAGCGGAAAGGCTGCGGAGAAGCGCGCCGGCCAGCTTCTCGACCTCCTCGAGGTCGTGGTTCACGCCTCGGGGACTAGCGTGGTTTCGGGCACCGCTACGTCGGTAAGCGCGATCTGCGCCAGACGTGCGGCCACGCCGAAGCTGTCCTCGACCGGCGCGTCGGGAACGTAGACCAGTGCACCGCCCTGGATCCGCACGCGCTCAGACAGCTCAAGGTCGATCGACACGTCGGCGCGGTCGCCGTCGAGGATCTCGGTCTCGAAGGTGAAGGGCTCGTGCGGATCCTTGGCGAGCAGATCCGGCTCGTTGCCCGCAATCCACGCGAGCAGCGGCACCATCAGCGCATTGACGTCGCCGGCATAATCCTGCGCGACGATATTGAGGCTGTAGCGATAGGCGAACGACAGTGAGGCGGTGGGGCGGCAGACGAGCCGCCCCTTGTCGACGAACAGATCGAGCTTGGTGGGATCCGCTGCGAGGCCGGGCACGCTGGCGAGCAGGTGCTGGCGCAACGAGTGCGGTTTCTTCACCGGCACGCCTCCGGATCGTGCCAACGGATCAGCCGCACCAGCTGGTCGCCACGTGCGCGGAAGGCACGGGCGAGACGGATTGCGGCCGCACGGACGCCGTCCGGCATCTGCGCCTCGGCGTCTACCGGGAACCCGGCCGGAGCCTCCGGGCAGGCGAGCAGATCGGCGGGCGGTGTGTCCTTCACCGGGACCGCAACCGGTACCGGGGCCGCAACGGGCACCTCAACGATGCGGCGCGCGCAGCCCGGCAACGTCGTTGAGAGCAGCAAACCAAGGGCGATCGACGCGGTTCGTGGCGAAAGCTTCAGCATCGGCGTTCTCCATGCGCAGGGCGGCGTCGCGCGCGGCCTCCGCGGCGGTACGGGCAAGGGCAGAGTCGGCGGCGGCCTTGGTCTCGCGGGCGCGCATGGCGTCGGCGAGCAGCTGCGCGGTGTCCTGGTCGCTTTTCGCCTTGAAGGCGACGGCGGTGGTGACGGCGGTGCGGCAGCGCTGGCCGCGATCGAAGGTGACCTTCACCGCCTTGCCGTTGCTGTCGACCCGTTCCTCGGTCGCGGCTTCGAACGGAGCGTTGGCGCCGGCGCAGGTGACCTCTGCCCATTTTACCAGAGCGTCGCGCTCGGCGCGGGTCTCGGCGAACTGGACGTAGAACCAGGCGGCCACGGCGCTGACGGCGAGCAGCGTCAGCCACTCGCGCGCCGCGCCGATCGCGGCGAACAGCTTTCTCACGGAAGATCCTTTCGGCAGAGGTCGCGCTCCGCACGGCGGCGGTTGATGAGCCCGCGCACCACGCGGCCGCCGGCCTTGTTCCACATCAGGAAGGCGTCGCAGGCGCCGGACCAATCGTCGGCGTTGAAGCGGCGCGCGACGGTGGAGCCGCAATAGCCGTTGGTGCCGATGTTGTAGGCGAGCGAGATGGCGGCCGCGAGCTGGTTGGGGTGGCCCTTGAGCCCCGGCGTACAGGCGAGCACCGGTGCCGCATGTGCCGCAAGCTGACGATCGGTGCTGTCGGCACATTCGGCGGCGGTGTAGCGGTGGCCGACGACGACGTTGCTGGTATCGCCCGAGCATTTGGTCGCCACACCGACGATGTCGCGATAGCCGACGCGCTCATCGCCTTCCCATCCGACGACGAACGGCGCAACGATCGCGGCGGTGGCGGCACCGACGATCATGAGCAGGCGGGACTTGGGCGCGGACGCGCGCGTGGCGGTGTCGCTCACTTCGGATCCTTTCGGGCGGGCAGGAAGCGGTCGCGGAGCGCCGCAGGCAGGCCGCCGGCGACGTCGGCCGCGGCAGTGATGAAGCGCGGGGTCGATTTGTAGGCGATCATGCCCGCGGTGAAGCCGATGCCCTGCAGCACGAAGGGGTTCAGATCGACGGTCGCGCCGAGCGCGCGGGTGACGAAAAAGGACACGACGGTGCCGGCGACGAGCTGGGTGAAGCGTTCCGCCCAGCTCAGTCCCTTTTCGTGCGCGAGGCCAACGGCCGAGCCGATCGCGCCAGGCGCAAGGCCGACGACGAACGTCTGCGCGATCTCAAGCCATTCGTGCGGGATCTTCATGCGGTCAGTCCCACAGCTGGAGGAGTTTGACGGTGGCGGGCGCCCCAATGGCGACACCAGGCACCAGCACGGGCGTTCCGACCGGGAGCACCGGGCCGAGCGCGGCAAGGCCGGGGTTCGCGGCGAGGACGGTGTCGATCGCTTCAGGGCCGAGACCGCAGTGGCGGTGCAGCAGCAGGTCGAGCGTGTCGCCCTGCTGCGCGTGGAGTGTCTCCGCCATCAGATCAGCTCGACGTCGGTGCGGGACCGGGCGAGGATGTCGCGCACGGCATGGATGGCATCGCGGCGCAGCTCGCCGATCGACGGCTGCACCGCGTCGGCATCGCGCTGGCCCGCGCCGGTGAAGTCGACGTCGCGATAGCGCTCGACCAGGTCGGCCTTGGCGTAGGCGGCGACCGCGCGCTGGTAGAGCAGCACATAGCGGCTCTGGCCGTCGATCTTGGGCGCAGGCAGCTGGGCAAGGCTGGCATAGCCGGCCGCCTGCTGGCGCGCCTGCCATTCGGCCAACTCGTTACCTACGGTGATGATGGCGGCGATGATCGCGGCGCGCAGACGCGGCGCGGTAATGCCGTCCGGGATCCGCTGCTCGTTCTTGACCTCGGCGGGATCAACGTCGGGAAGCCAGCCATCGTTGGTCACGACCTCCGGGGCCGCATCGGTGGCGCTTACGCCGTTGAAGCTGAAGCCGCTCATGGGCCGTTGATCTCCAATGTTTTCGGGGGTGGGGATCGGAGGAGCGCGGCCCTCAGCCCGAAGGCCCTCCCGCGTCTTGCGATCCGTCCCCGAGCGCCGGGGGCGAGCTTGGTTCAGCCGGTGGTGCCGGCGGGATCGGGTTGCGGCGCGGCTGCCGCCAGCGCCTTCTTGATGGTGCGGATGGTGGTTTTCACGCCGACGCGGTCGTTGAGCTTTTGAGCTTCCTCGAGCGCGGCGAGCGCGCGCTGCTGCACCGCCCGCGTGTAGGTGTCGGCGTTCGCCGGGTGCCGCGCGGTGCGGTCCAGTTCGCAGCCAATCGCCTTCATCAGCTTGGCGCGGACCTGGTCGTACATGTCGATGCCGTCGACGAGCGCCTCGACACGCTCGAGCACGGCCAGGTCGAAGGGTTCGCCTGCTGCCTGCGCCTTGATGGCGGCTTCGGCGATCTCCTCCACGATCAGCGTCGGTGCGTCGCGCTCGTAGCGGGTCGGCAGCGCGACGCGATGGCGCAGCACATGTTCGGCGAGTGACAGCGCACCGGCATAGTCGCCAACGTCGATGCGCCAGATCATGACGGTGGGCAGGACCTCGCCCGAGATCCCGGCGCCCACCTCGGCGGAGCCGGCGAGCAGCCCATCGACCCAGGCGGCATATTCCGGCAGCATCTCGCGCTTGGCGGCGATCTTGTCGGCGACCGACTTGATCTCCTTCAGCCGGCGCAGATCGTGCGTCAGGCGTAGGCCGATCTGGCGGGCCATGGTCGTGGCCGCGCGGGGCACCCGCAGGGGGTCCGTCGACCGCCCCGGGGCGAGCCCCCCCC